AAGGTTCAGGGCTTTTGTTGGGGGGGCGTGACATTTCAAGCAACCGTGGCCACAATGGGGGGAAATTGTATTTGGGGTGTCGGGGTCTTTTTCCCTTTGGTTTGGGCAAAAAGAAACCCCCCCCCCCCCCGTTTAGCTATTCGGTAGTGCGGAGAATACAACCCGTACCATTGACATAGGTAAGCTGCCATTTTCTCTGTATATCCAAATTTAGCTAACAGTGATACCTGATTATCTTTAAGTCTTTGCAATCTGACAGTTTCATCACTTGCAATGCCAAGATACCAAGTAACCTCTTCGTCCTTAAACAAAGCTCTTGCTTTTTCAATAGCTGGTAGTTTACAATCCCTCAATACGTCGCATCTACCGGGAATAGGAAAACCTACAATCTTACCTTTGTTTTCACCTCTGCAACGTATTCTGAAAAAGCAATCTTGAAATGTTACAGGGCTATCTACAATAATTGTTTTAATGCCCCATTTTTCAAGCGTAGGAATTGCAACGTTATGTATAAATGCTTCATGCTCAGGAGGCTCAGCGCTAATGTTCTTGTCAAACATAATTCTTGCATAAACAACTGCGTCTATAGGCAGTCCGTAGGCCTTTGCAAGGATCACTGTAGCCAATGAGTCTTTACCAAAAGAACAACTAACAAGATATTTCATCAGCAGCCTCCTCTCTGTAATAGTCTGTCAGCGGTCATATCGTAGTACCGGGTTTCTTTTTCAAAACCGATACAGGCTCTACCGCAATTAAGCGCCGCCTCCAATGTAGAGCCACTACCGAAGCAGTTATCAAGGACCGTTTCGCCCTCATTTGTGTAGGTCTTTATCAACCACTCCAACAACGCAACCGGCTTCTGAGTAGGGTGTAACTTTTTGCCGTCCTTAGCAAAAGAGAGGATAGTGAGAGGGTTTCTTTCACCATTCTTTGATTCGCTTGTTGCTGTACCACGCTCTCCGTAGTTATCTGATAAACTACCATTTGTGATAGGCTTGTAGGGAGTGGAGTACCACACCTGCTTGTTATACGTGGGCTTTTTCTTGTAGAACACTACAATATCTTCATGGCATTTGAGAGGCTTGACGTTGGCGTTAAGAAAGTCACAGCCTCTGCCTTTATCCCACACTAAGTTATAACGCCACAGCTTTGTATTCGATTGAATAAGCCGCACTGTAAAAAGTCCGTCTGAGAAAAGAATTATTGCACCGTTATCCTTTATGATCCGTTCGTATTGCCTCCACAGGTCCGCAAAGGGTATTACCATATCCCATTTATTACGGGTAGTGCCATACGGCAAATCACAAAGGATAAGGTCAACAGATTTATCTTCTAATAGACGCATACCCGTTAAGCAATCAGCGTTAAAGGCTTGATACTTAACGGGGGGGGTGAAGGCACTTGCAGGACAATCTGTATTGCCGTCTGTATGTATTACTGCACAATTTCTTTGTGTAGGCTCTCTCACATCAAAGCACGGTAAGAGAGTTGCTTCTTTTCCACAGATAGGGCAGCAGTCCATTATACCTCACCCTCACACACCTTAATGAGGTTGTGAATACCTCTGATATTACGGCCCATAATCTTACCTGTGCCAGCCCAAAACTGAATGAGTGCATCATCAGTTTTACGGCGGCAGTGGAAATGTCCTGTAGCCTCATTCTTTAAGGTGTATTCAATACCGTGTTCCTCAAGTTGCTTTTTAGCGTAGGCAATACGCTCAGGGTTTTTAGCAACTCTCTGACGGTGTTTCTCTCTGTAAGGCTCAAAAGCCTCTTTCATATCACCCATAATTTACAACCTCCTAAATCAAAATCATACTGAGCAACAGAATTACAAATAAAACTGCCACTACAGCAAGAAAACAATATCTCTCTTTGTTATCTTTACTGCCGATAATGCCGAGGCTGAAAACAACGGCTAAAACGAGTAATGCAACTTGCATAATAGTTTTCATATTTTATTCCTCCGGGAATCTTACTTTTGTTACTGCAATAGGAAAGTCCTCAATTTCTGAAGCCCATATACATGAGCCTTCGCCGTTGAGCATTTCCCATATCAGCGGAAAACCGCCTATGCCGTCAAACAGACTTGCCATTGTGTGATCCGCACCACAGCAGAGGTTGAGCTTTTGCAGAACATAAAACCACGGCGGTATAGCAATGCTGTTACCGAGAGCTTTATATCTTGCACTGTCTGCGAGTTTACGCTGTTTTCCTTTAGTGTCTGTATAATCTCCTATGTCAGTCCACAGGTCAGGAAATCCTTGCAATCGTTCACACTCAAGCGGTGTCAAACGGCGTACCAATGCGTCTGAAAGAACATCAACTTGTTTTGCGTTCATAAGTGTAGGTGATACCTCTTCGGATATACTTACACCGGCAGCATGAGAGGATTGTCCGTGAAAAGCACAGATACCGTTGCGTCCTGTTGACATTCCACAGTTGACGCCCAGCGTTGCACTTTTATCTCCTGTTAAAGTTGCGTTATAACCGTCCATTCCTTCAATCACAAGTTTTCCCTCACTTACGTACTGACTACCAACGCCTTTGTGATCTCTTGCACAAAGAGCGCCGATTCTTTTCTGATAATCAATTATCAATGTTTCACTGCCCCCCCCCCCGTAGTTACCGCCCTGCGATTTGAGGGTTGCAGTTTTATCGTCTTTTACATAGTTATCATAAGCAAGCTGTGCAAATCCGTCAGTAGTCATATCGTTCCTCCTTAGGCTGAATTAGTACAATTAAATTATCTTGCGTTGTGCCTGTTGGACTATCCATAGAGGCTACAAGCGTATGAGAAACATCTGCACAACTCAGTCCGCTTTTTGCTTCATATTGAGTATCATTGGCGTGTTGCCCCCCCCTGTACCCATTCTGCCGGTCAGGGCTTGAACAACATTATCTTCTGAGAATTTCACACGGCTGTCATTCGGGTGATTCTCTATTGATACAACCAATCTGCCTTTTACATCAGCTTCGTGTTTTGGCATACCTGCACCGGCTCTCAGAGTGCTTGCAACATCTGCAAGCGGTACATTCATAGGTGCAACAGCAGGACGGTCAACAGTGTTGAGTGTGTAGCTCACATCTTCAGTCCAGCCTTTGCCGTTACAACCTGCGGTATCGGCTCTGTCAATGCAGTTACCTTGAATACAGTAGGTCGGCTGACTTAGCCCCCCCCTTGAGCCTGTTTCTCTAAAACAGTCCTCAACAGGTCGGGTAGCGGTTTCCCACGGCGTTCTGCCCTGCGGATAATACCCTGACACGCCTTTGCGCTCAAAGAGTATTTCGGGTGCGGTGAGTCCTCCAAAATCTGCGACAAGTGCGATTCTGCGCCTACGCTGGGGTACTCCCCAAAACTGAGCGTCAAAAACTCTCCAAGCGAGGGACCAATCCCCCCCCCTCACCGTAGAGGCATCCTGCCAAAGGCCAGCCTTTGTTAGGCATAGGAACAACGGGGACTTCTTCGCAGATGACACGGATCGTTTCTTGCAGGACTGCTCCGAAGTCTGCTCCTTTGTTTGAGCTGAAAGCTCCGGGGACGTTTTCCCACACCATGAAGCGTGGTCTAATATCTTTTCCTGTTCTACCTCTGTCTGCATCTGCTTTTCTCATCTCCTTTATTATTCTGAGCTGTTCCATAAACAAGCCTGAGCGTTCTCCTGCAAGTCCGGCTCTCTTACCTGCAACGCTTAAATCCTGACAAGGACTGCCGCCAATTATCACATTTACAGGTGTAGCCTCAGCTCCGTTAATTTTTGTTATATCTCCTAAATGCTTCACCGTTTATACCTCCACAGTGAACTCATCCACCTCTTGAACAGCGTCAATCTTGTATTCGTCAAAAATGGCGGTATCACGGTCAAAATTTTCCTCTGCATCTAAGGGACTTTCGGCTTCGATATACGCAAAGCCGGAATATTCTACTCTGTACTTTTTCATGCTTTTACCTCCTTAAACGCTGTACCACATTGCCTACAGACAAGCGTACTGCTATCCTCACGGATAAGTACAGGGTGTTTACATTCAGGTAACACCACATCTTTGTCAACATAAAAGCAATACTGCAACTCAAGCTGTGCGCCTGAGCTTTGCTCATATCCGGGCAAAAATGCAACTTTATCAGCCGTATCAATCATTGAAAAGCAGATACGCATATAGTCTGAAGGTTGCATACCCTGAGGCATCCAAGAGGGGTTAAGAACAATGTAGCCCTTTTTTTTGTAGTCCTCTGCGGCTGCATCAAATTTTGCTTTATAGTCAGGATCACCTGTTATCTTTCCGGCAATGTAGATTTTGGTACTCATTTGCGTGTACCTCCGATTTTGGTATCAATGTAAGCAGCTATAAAGAGAGCTGCAAGCAGATAACCAACATAGAGAAACAGCCAATAGTAAGAGAACATCACAGCCATAACAACAGGTGTAGCAAGTACACCAATAGTGATTACTGCGATTGCAACTATTGTTGCAACAACAACGGAAAGTCTTAAAAGATTAGCATAGTTAATGTTTTTATTCATAATAGATTACCTCCAAATTATCTTTTTGAATGAATTTTACCGTGAGGCCCCACAAGGGGGCCTGATTACGGTAGATATTAGATTAAATGCAGAAGCCGAACGCCACGCCAAAACTGATGTTGGCGTAGTAGTAGTTGCTGCCGCCGGTGCTGGCGACATTGCAGAAGTTCGTGCTGTTGGAAGAGTACGAAGAACGCAACCACCAAAACCAAGTGCCGTTGTTTCCACATTCTTTTACACGGTCACGCTCAGTCTTGAAAATGTCAAGGTGCGTATCGTCAGGCTCATACTCAGTCCAACTGCCTTTACCAAATGCCTGAGTTTTGGAAATGAGGAAAAGGTTGTCCTCACACTCAACACGCTCACCGTCAATGATCTGTGCAATTTTCGTAGGTGCGATAACTGCCTGCAAATCGTCAGGGAGCAGAGCAAAGATAGTGTTGTTAAGGTATGTACGCATTTCGGTTGCAGCCCAGCCGCCTTCGTTGGTCCATTCCTTATTCATTCTGTGTTCGTCTGCAAGGCAGTCACGAAGCACAAAGTAGATTTTTCCGTTTTCGTCATAGGTGACTACAAAGATTACATTCTCACCGTTCTTGAGAGTAACCGGGATTTCGTCACCGCTGTGTAGCAGTGCCGTAACACCGCCACCGTCAACAGCATTTTTAATGCTGTCCCAAGATGTTTCAAATTCTGCTTTAGTTTTAATAAGCATAAAGATTGCCTCCTTAATCTTTTTTGAAAAATTTACCTACCCAGCCTTCAGCGTTAAGCGGTAAGCCGAACGCCCACGGGATAGGGTTAGCCATAATAGCAACAACATTGTTGAGCATTGTATCTTCATCAGCATAAGGCTCAATGTCGATTACAACTTCATCATGTACGTGGAACACTACGGGATAACCGGCTGCTTCCAAGTTGTCTATAGCCTGAGCCAAACAGTCACGGGCTATAGCTTGTACACAGTTCTCCACCAGCTTACCGCCGTATGTTTCAATGCGTTTCCACTTCTTTGTTGTCTGATCCATACCCATATAGGAGATAGAGGGATTACCCCACCTGTTCTCACCAATGTCAGGATTGATGTAATAGAGTTTTCTGCCGGACGGCAGTAATATTGTTAAGCAGGTAGTGCCGTTTGAGCTGTCATACTCTCTTGAGAAAGTGCAACACCTGACGGTAACACTGCCACCGTTTGTGATAACCTGAACAGCAGCACTGTCAAAGGCATACCACAAATCACGGATTCGAGGGTTAGTATCACGCCAACGGTTTACAATGTCTTGTACTTCTTCGTCAGGGAGGTCTGCAAGCAGTCCTCCAACGTCCATATTTCGCATAGCACCAACGCCGCCTTGATAGCCAAGAGCCAGCTCAGCAACCTTACCACGCTGTCTAAGTGAGTACTCAGGATTGCCTTTTTGGATGCGTTCAAATGGAACATTGAACATCTGAGAGGCAGAAGCCTCATAAATCTTGCCGTGAGTTCTGAAAACCTCAAGCCGCCATTCTTCACCTGCAAGCCACGATATAACACGGGCCTCAATAGCTGAGAAGTCAGCGTCAATGAGAACGTGTCCCTCAGGTGCAACAAAGGCTGTACGGATAAGCTGAGAGAGTGTATCATTTACAGAGCCGTAAACTGCTTTCAAGCCGTTAAGCTGTCTGCGTTTTACAAGCTGTCTTGCAAGGTCCAACGGCTCTGTGTAGGTACGTGGTAGATTCTGCACCTGCACCAATCGACCAGCCCAACGCCCGGTACGGTTAGCACCGTAATACTGAAGGAGTCCTCTAACTCTACCGTCAGGACAAACACACTCCTCAATAGCGTCATACTTTTTCATAGAGGTCTTACCGAGTTCTTGTCTGATTTCAAGCATACGGTTTACCTCTTCACTGTTAGCATCACGGTTGAGCAGTCCGCTTACCGTTTCTTTACGAAGGTTAGATATTTCCTCACCTGTCTGCTCCTCAAGCCAGCCTGCAAGCTGCTTGACACTGTTAGGGTTATAGAGTCCTGAAAGCTGAATTGCCTCCTCTTTCAGAGTAGCAGTAACGTTTGCACCAAGCTCTAAAGCACCGTGTACAAAGTCCATATCTACCGCAACGCCTCTGTCATTGATAATAAGGTCAGTTTCCCATTGTTTCTGTACAAAGTCAGGTACAGGGAAAGCAGAGAGCCTTGTATCAATCTCCATTTCCGTAACAACGTCCTGTACGCAGTATTCCTTAAAGAGCCTCCAACGCTCAGGATCATGGTGCGGATAGTTACGTGTTCTGCCTCCGTTTGCCTTTGTGGGCTTACAGGGAACGCAGAAATAGCGTATAAGGGCTTTACCTGTATTGAGCTTCTGTTTATCCTCCGGCAGTCCTAAAGCCCGTCCTGTAGCCTCCAAGCCTGCCGTATAGCCACAATACAAGCCGTGCAACATTGTATCTCTCCATTGTGACGGAGGGAGCTTTACGCCGAAGTGTTTACTGAGGCAGCCCCACTCAAACGGTGCGTTATATGCGTGTTTGATATATTCGGGACTGTAGATAGCCTCTACCACATAAAACGGTAGTTTCTCACCTTGAGCCAAATCTACAATGTGTACGGGACCTTTATCAATGCTGTATGCGAAAAGTAAGATTTCAAAGTCAGCACTTCGTATGTACGCCTGAGCGCCTGCTTTTTTGATGTTGACACTTGAATAGGTTTCAAGGTCAATGTTGATGTGGTGTAGCATAACTCAGCGCCTCCTTTTCTTCGTTATGCCCTTGAGCTTAGTGCTGATAACATATTTAACTATGTACCAGCACTGCTCAAGCCAACCTACCTTTCGATAGCCCATTACATAGGCAAGCCTGTAATAGGATTGATAGCAGGTGTTGCGTTTACAGGCTGTCCTGTTACAGGATTAACAGCAGGACCGTTTGCAGTAGGCGCATTTGCAACAGCCTGTCCCACAGCGGCAAAGTCGGATGCAGCAGATGCACCGCCACCGAGAGGCTCACCCTCACGGGTTTTCATAACGTTACCGAGGCCACAGCCTACGCCGGTCTTTCTGTTCTTGTAGCCGTAGAAATTGAGAGTTACACGGGCATACATACCGCTGTAAATGTCCTGAGGTGCGAGGTCAACATTGATATTGCTAATATCAACAACGCCCGGCTTCTGAGTGCTGGAAGCGTTGAGTACCCAATGGCCCTTGCACTCCTCACTATACGGAGTACCTGCGTCAGGTTTAACACCGTCACCGTCATGGAGGATAGGAGCAAAGTTAGGACGAACGCCGCCCCACTTTTCGTTGACAGCCTTCTGAGCTGCTGCCTCAATGGAGTTCATAATGTCCTGCACGGTTGCAGTGTCGGTCTTAGGGATAAGGATCTGCACGGAATACTTAGGCGTATCTCCGGGATTCTGAGCCTTAGGGGTAACGAGGTTTACATAGGACAGGCGTACTTCGCCGGTCAAAACCTTAGTAGGGATATTCTGATACATAAGATTGTTCTCCTTTTATTCTTTGATTTCGTTTGTGTCTTTGTTTACAGGGGTAACGGTTTCGTCAAAGCCGTCAACCATAGCGTTGATTTTCTCCAACAGTTCCAACGCTTCTTTTTGCTTAGCACAAAGCTCCTCTGTGTGATCCTGCTCAGGATTGCAAAGTTTCTCAATTTTCTTTGCAAGGTTGTCCTTAGCACGTTTCATTGCCATAAGCACACGCAAGCCTGTTTTTCTTTCTTCAGGCATACTGCTGTTGAGCAACATATCACCGAGCATATCAATAAACATTGATTCTGCTTCATGCTTTGCTTTTATCTTGTTAAGGTCCTCCACGGGGGGGGGTATTAAATAAACTCATAATCTTTGCCTCCAAATTTTGATTTATAAATTGTTGTGTAGCTCTTTGTACCCCTCTGCTATGAGCTTCTGTAGTGCAGAACGGTCAAGTCGAGGTTGACGGATAAGATTGTCAAGCTGTTGGAATCTCTCACAGGCATCTTTGCACATCTGCAAATAGCCGTCAGCTATTCTCTCATTTTCCTCACTGCTTTCAGTGGTCCATTTCAGCTCTTCTTTAATTTCTTGAACATATCCTTTGAAACAGTTAGCAGCGTCACGCCCTAACTTTTCTTCTAAAAGGCGTTCAAGGAATACATCTTTATCAGTCAATATGACTTCCATTGTGCCGTCAGAGAGGTAAACTGTTTCAGCCATTGTTTACACCTGCAAAGTCTGTTGCAGTGGAGCTGTACGGCTCTCTTTTATCAGACAGTGGTGCAAGCGTAGGCTTTCCAAGCGGTTTTGTTACGTAGCTTGCAAGGACTTCCTCAAACTTAGCTTTACCGAGGAGCTTTTCAACTCCTGTAAGAGTAATAGGTTTACGCTCATACAAGAGAGCTTCGTCATAACCAGCCTCAATAACCTTGCTGAAGGCTTCGTCCACGTTGGTAAAGGCTCTGTTACTCTTACCAGCAACAACTTTCCAACCGGGGATCTCCTTACCTGCGAGAATAGCAGTAGTTGCATAATCCTGAAGGTCTTTGTACCACTGTACAAGGCTTTCAGCTCTTACAAGCAAGTCTGCAATTTCAGCATCCGTAAGCATAGGCGGTAAACCGATAACGGCTCTTGCTTCAGGTGCGAGGTTAGCAAGCTCAGGTGCAGCCTTACCTGCAATAGCACAGTCCTTAAAATCCTCAAAGGCTGTGTTTTGGTCTGCTCTTGCACGGCACTGTGCCTTGCCTCTACAGAATCGGCAGTGTTCACCCGGACAGAAAGTACCGGGACCGTTGTAAGCCTCCTCAGCAGTAGGCTTGATACTTTCACCCCAAGCTCTAAGCTCTTCAACGGTTAAGCAGTCCTCACTTGCTTCATCAGACAAACGAGGCTGACAGATACCCATTGATACTTTTTTGATAGCGTCACCATAAACAGGAGCAAACATCTTCAAAGCACCGAGAGCGTAAAGCCTCATTTGAGGATTTTCCACGGCAGATACTGCAACGCCCTTACCGTGTTTGTAGTCCGTAATATGTAGAGTGTCACCGCCGATCATAACACAGTCACAAGTACCGAAGCCCTCAGGGACGTACTCTGAGAAGTCAACCTTTACCTCCTGTGTTACATAAGGCGTTGACGGATAGCTCAGAGCCTTGCTGTTAAGATACTCAACATACACCTCAGCAGTCTTGAGCATTTCGTCTGAATAGTACGGACGGTTAGTGAGTTTCTTTAACTCAGCGTTAAACTTACGCTTCGTCATGGTTGTAAAATGCTTTTGTGCGTACAGCTCACATACGCTGTGTGCGGTCTGTCCCTCCTCAGCATACTCACTTGTACCTGAGGGGAATTGTTCTTCAAAACGAGGAGCAGCCGTACACGCCAACCAACGGTGAGCAGATGATGCACTTAACAAAGCGTGATTTGTAGGTGTCGGCATAATTACACCTCCTTACAAATTAGCGCCAAGTGCCTTCAGTTCAGCCGCAAACGCATTGAGTACATCAGGTGTAGGCTTGAGCTGTGTAACAGCCTGTACGCCATACTTACCAAGCAAAGCAATGAGCTGTGCCATTTTGCCCTGTTCGCAGAGTGCAGCTCCTGCAACGCTAAGCTGTTCAATCGTGTAATTGACAGCAGCCTTTTCAGAAGGGGCAGGTGCAGTAGGGACAGAAGGTGCTGTGTTCACTGGCGCAGTATTGTTGTTTACGGGCTGCGTATTCACAACCGGCGTCTGTTCGGGAACAACAGCAGGCGTTGTAGGGTTTACGTGCGTCTGCGGAATATCCGCTTTAGCGTCAGGCTGTGTAGCCTCTACCGCCTTTGGTGCAGAGCCTGTAGGAACGGAAACACCGTTACCACGGATAGCGTCTGCAAGATTGTTGATTGCTTCCGGCAGTCCCGGAATATTCAAAGTGATCTTGATTTCGTTCATAGATAATTGCCTCCTAATTATCGTTGTTAATTATTTCCTGCCATTTCTCAGAAAGAGTAACCACCTTGACAGAATACTTTGTTGTCATATAGCCCTCTTTCCATAATCTTTTAGCTCCTGTTTCTCCACAGTTATACGCCATGAGCGCTTTATGGGTATCTGCGTATTTCTCAAGAAGCTCACCAAGTAAGAAAACACCGGCAGTAATATTGCCTTCATACTCAGTTGGCTCAATTCCGTTTTCACGGAGTCGAGGATAGTTAATCGGGTGTATCTGCATAACGCCCCAGCAAGTACCGCTGTCTGCCTCCAAATCGAAGCTGCTTTCA